TTTACCACCTTGTTCAGTGTCGTTAGCTCCTGTTCCTGCATTTTTATTTGGTCCACCAATAATTCCATTTAATGATACTACTGGTCCTTGAAACGTTGTATTTGCCATAAGTGTTCTCCTAGTTATTTCAATATAGTCTCTAGGCCGTCGACTATACGCGTCTATATTGAAAGTTAATGTATAGTGATTGAAATATAGCTGAATTTATTGAATAGCGCAAGGGGTACCTGCATCGAAAATCTATTTTTCGGATATAAATAGCTAGTTTTTAGCTAGCTACAGAAAACTCAGGAGCAGCTAACTCTACTTTAATTTGTCTATGAGCTATTTCAGCTTCAGACATTTTAATCTGGTTAATGATCTCTTTTATCTTCTCGTCGATCCTAACCATATCAAGAGTGTATTTACCCTCTTGAATGTAGTGTTGCTCCCAATCAAGTTCTAACAACCTTTTCTTCGTGTAAAGGTCTTGAACTGATATCATCTACAACCTCCTCATAGGTTATCCAGCATTTATCTTTAGCAAAAGATCGCATGCTGTCTTTAAGTAATATACCTTTTTTTCCTATTTTGTCAAGGATAGCTCGTTCTATACTTTCTGCACTATCTTCTGCTTCAATCTTAAAATCAGCCATGTGGCCATAAGCTCTAATCTTTACTTGAAACAGTTTTGTCATAATTCTGTCTTTCTATCAGATTTGAAGGGCCTCATAAAGAGGCCCCACAAATAAAAAATGCTTATATATTAAGCACCTGGTGAGCCAAACATACCTCTAGGATCAGACCAGCCGAAGCTGTATCTTTCTCTAGCTTTGTATCTAACGTTACCTGTATCAAAATCACCTTCCATAGCAGTTTTGATAGGTGCTCTTACGAACATCTTCATACCGTTTGGAACGTCAGTTTTAATAAAGAACGCATCAGTATCAGTTAAGAAATTGTTAACCACATAACCTTGTGGAACCATTCCCATTGATCTGATTGCATTGATATCGTTATCAGCTGTAGCAGTTCTACCTTGAGATGCCATTAATCTTTCCGCTGTGAATTGTAATTCTTTTGGAATAATTAATTTAACACCTCTTGCAGCAATCTTTAAACCACGTTCATCAGTGAACGCATTGATATCAATCAATGACTGTTCTAATGAAGTTTCGTTTAAGTCAGCAGCAGTTTGCAGTTCATTTCTGAATGAACCAGCAATAGTAGGGTGAGATTGGTCTAATAAAGGTTGACCATCTCCACCTGGGTAAGAGCTTGAAAACGCATTGTTTAATACGTTAGCAGCTGTTACTTGCTTAGTGTTTGCCATAGATCTTGCTAAAGCTTTTGTATATCTAGACGCAAGTCTGTCATACAAGTTGTCTTCAATCGCTTCTTCAGTGATTGAGAAAGCAAGTGCTATAGTGTTATGAGTGTATCTAGCTGTGAATGTTTCTTGAGCATTGTCAAATGTAACGCCAGAACCTTCTGGTTTAATTTGAGCATTTGCGAAACCTGATAACATCACTTCTTCTTCGAAAGCTCGATCAGAAGTCTCTGTATCAAATATTTCTAGATGTTGATTTTCATAACGTTTGTACTCCAGGCCGAATAAAGCATTCAATCCTGGCTCTAGTTCTTTAACTAGTTGTCCTCGTGATATAGCCATAATTTATCTCCTATTATATGCCTGTAAATTGTTTATAGAAATGATTGTTAATGATAGCAGTTACTACTACGTTAGTAGAGTAAGTTGTAGCGTCACTTTTCTCATTATTGAAACCTTTACTGATTCCAATGATACGTAACTGACTAGTTACAGTTGTACCTACGTTGTCAGTATCGATCTCAACTTTAGAAACATAGTTTGCTGATGAACCAGCTGTGTAAACTATATTTGCGTTTAAGAAGATATCTGCAATCGGTAGATCCGAACTAGCTTGTATTTCGTATCTCTCATAAGGGTCATCCGTCACGAAACCAACAATGTCAGAAGCCGTATTAGAAGCTGCTAAATTGTTCGCCCATGTCGGCTTTTTAGTTGAAGTATTAGTATAGAATACTCCGTTTAGTGAACCCAATATTTGCACGTTAGTTGTAGCAACTACACCAATGTATCCAGTGTTTAATGCTTGTACTGGATCGTTTTGATATATCGCTGAACTATTCGCCGCAATATTATATTCACTTAAACCTTGAGCATCTCTATTCTGTCCAACTTTGCCAATTGGTAATAGACCAAAGGCTGCGTCTGCGTTAGCCATAAGTTTTTCCTTGTTTAAGTTTTAATTTAATCCGTTGGTATTACCAAAAAATTACTTTTTGTTCGTACCACCGAAAGTTACACGAGTCTGCCTCTCACTATTGATTGGCATACTTGGGTGCTGATCCTTGTAGACATCGTTGTTAATTGCGTCTTCTCGTTCCTTAGTCCTTTTTGCAAAGTACTCGTCACGAGCTTTTGCGAGTTCTACCGGTATCCTTGCCAGCGCAAGGCCACCATGTCCAATTACACCTGCGTATTTTCCTTCTTGAATCGTTGAGTAAGTTTCACCTGGATATTCATCAGCTCTCACTAATTCAAATCCTGATCTTAACTTATTCGAAACGTTTTTAGAGTCATCCTGACCTAAAATTTCAAGTCGAATCCAACGGTGTTTAAATCCGTCTTTTGGGCGCGGTGCATCCAAACTTGATGGTGGAGTCCAAGTTGTAGGTCTCTTTTCAGTAGCCCTAGTTTGGCTCGCACGTGGGGTCTTCATTTTATCGTTTTCCATATGCCTATACCTCCTTCGTGATATTTAATTGTTTCGCATATTCTTCCAATGGCACTCCTAATTTTTTAGCGATAGCAACTTGAGAAGGGGTGAGTCTCACAGTTTTGCGACCTGGTTTTACACTTCGCTTCGCCGAAGCTACTTGTTGTGTCGGTTTGGTCGTTTCCGTAGTTGCATTATTAGCAAATTTATGTGGGAATTCAAGTCTTATTCTTTTATCAATTTCCGCATAATATTCGTCACTTTCAGCATCGTATCCTTCTTCATCAATTAACTGTCTATGGATGTCAAAAGCTGTGTAAGTCATAGGTTTATCCTTACCAAACCATTGGTTTTTCTCTCCCCATGCTTCTGCTCTTGGACTTCCAACAGACGTATTTTGTCTTGGAACGTTAACTTCTGAAATTGTATTTGGTTGCTTAACTGGCTCTCTCGCCGCAAGTTCCTTCATTTCTTGAAGTCTTGCTTCTTCGTAACCAAGTCTTGCAATTTCTTTTTGAGCTTCAATTTCTATCGCAAGATCACCTGCTTCTCTAGCAAGTCCTAACTTGCCTTTTGCAGCTTCTAATGCAGATATAATTTTAGCTTCTTTATCTTTTAAAGATGTCGTTTCTAAAGAACTAAATCTTTTTGTAAGTAGTTCTTTTTCAGCTTTCACTGTTTGTGCATAACGTAAAGCTTCTTCTCTTTGACGTTCTGCTTCTCTCATTTTTTTAGTTAGTTTTGCAATTCTTCGTTGCACACCTTCACTGTAATCTTCTAATTCGTCTTTCTTAGCTTCTTGTTTCTCGCTGCTTGCAGCTTGCTTCTCGGAGCTAGCGGCAAGGGGCTTTTCTTCTTTTTCTACTTCTTTAACATTTGATTCTTTTACTTCAAACTCAGGTTCTGGTTTTGCTGTGTCTTCAAACTCAACATCAACCTCTGGTCCTGAAGTATCTATATCAACTGTTTTTTTGCTTTTGTCTTCTGGCATAGTTTCCTCCTATGTTTATATATAGTGAAGTACAGATTCAGGATCAGGAATAGTTCCTAATACTTCATCATCGTTTAATATACGAACTTCACCGCCTTCGATTGGTAGTCGTGATCCCGCGTAACGCGCGAAAATAACCCAATCGCCTTTTTTGCACCATGGGCCTGTCGGATATTTTTCTTTATCGTAATAGGCTAATGGTCCAATTTTTAAAACATAACCACAGTTTGTAGCTATTCTTAATCTGTCTAATGATTCTTGTGAAATAATAATTCCACCAGATGTTTTTTCTTTTGGTGTAAATGGTAATACTAATAATCTCCAACCAGATGGAGTTGGTAATTCATCAACTACAGATTTTATATTCTCTGGATTTAATGGTTCAGTTTTATTTTTATCTTCTTCTTTATACTTTTCTTCAAGACCTAGGTTTATCTTTGGTACTTCCTTTTCCGAGGTCGATAACGTTTCCTTTTTCATCATTTTGCTCCTTCTTGTTTAGCAGGTTAGAGATTTCCTGAATTACTGTTTGGTAGGCATTTGCCTGTCCTTGCATATACTTGTATTTTTCCATACTGTCAACTGTTCCAGATATCATAGCATCCCCAATATTTTGGTAAGAATCTCTGATAAATTTTTGCAGTTTTGTTATAAATGTTACAGCGTCCATAGCTTTCTCCTTTGTTGGTTATATTAACAGTTCCACTTTCTAAGTGACTTATTAATTCTTGAATTTGGGTCTCTTGCAGTTTTAGCTGAAGTTAATCTTTT